GTTACGCAGTACTTCGTTTTCTTCCTGCAGTTGAAGGTGAAGATATGCCATGGGCAAAGGTCTGGAATCATGCATTCCAAGGGCCAACTGGTCAATGGTATATTGAAAACTCTCTTACTACTGTCGGCAAGGCCGATCCTGTATCAGAGTTGAACTCTACTTATTGGAACACTGGTTTGGAATCAGACAAAGAAATCGCCCGTAAACAAAAGAGAAAACTACAGTATTTTTCAAATATCTATGTAGTAAGTGACTCGAAAAACCCACATAATGAGGGTAAAGTTTTCTTGTTTCGTTACGGTAAGAAAATCTTTGACAAACTGATGGCAGCAATGCAACCAGAGTTTGAAGATGAAAGTCCTGTCAATCCATTTGATTTTTGGCAGGGTGCTAACTTTAAACTGAAGATTCGTAAAGTTGATGGTTATTGGAACTATGACAAGTCAGAGTTTGAAGCTCCATCTGCAATGTTTGATAATGATGGACAGATTGAAGATGTTTGGAAGAAAGCATATGCTCTTAGTGAGTTTAGTGCTCCAACTAACTTCAAGTCCTATGAGGAACTAAAGACTCGACTTGATACTGTTCTATCTGGAACAACTACTATAGGTAATGTGATGGAGTCTATTACAAAAGACCCCGAACCAACAGCTCCAGCTTGGGTTGATACTAAACCTGCTGAAGCAGTTGCTCCAGCAGCTGAAGAAGAAGATGACACAATGTCATACTTTCAAAAGTTGGCAAACGAATAGGTAAGGTAGTTGACTATCCTAGTTGCTGAATTAGATTCGGACTAAAAATACTACTATACAAGTATAGAAGAGACAGAGGAAACTCTGTCTCTTTTTTTAATGGCTATTAAGTAAAGCCAACATTTGTGGCGTGACTGATATATCTCTGTTGGTTGAAACTATTGTACCTTGATTATTAGTAGTACTACCGCCCATTATAACATTTAAACCAGCTTGACCGCCACGAGCCATAGCAGCACTAGGTGACATTCCTGCTGCATCCTTTTGTGGGACTGATGCTACTTTTATTGGTTTATACGAACCAGTTTTATCTACAAAATCTAGAAATGATTGTGGAAGAATACTTCTAACAGAAAATGTTTTTGCAAAGCTTCCAAAACCAACTTTAAATTCTAGGTCTGCTAAAGGCTTTAAAACTGCTCGAAGTGCATCACTTATTATTGCTCCAATGTCTGGAAACTCTGGTAATTTTAAATCTGCAAATTTAAACGAAAGCTTGTCTTCAATCATACCTTTTACATCAGAAAAATCTGGTAGTTTAATACCTGTTAACTCTTCAGTATCCTTTCTAAATTTACTCAATGCAGTACCTACAGAAGCAAAAGATGGAACTTTCATAGTTTTTATTTTGTCTGCAACATCAGTAAACTTTGTCTTCAAATCGGCAAAAGTGGGCAATTCTATATTTGAAATTGTTGTACCTAATTCTGTAAATTTAGTTTTTACATCAGCAAAAGTAGGCAGTTCTATGTTTTTAATTGTTGTACCAAAGGTTGTAATCTTAGTTTTTAGATCAGCAAAAGTAGGTAATTCTATTGCAACAAGTGTAGTGCCTAATTCTGTAAACTTTGTGCTAATATCAGCAAAAGATGGTAGTTTTAATTTAGTACCTAATTCTGCAAATTTAGTTTTTATACCTGCAAAAGTTGGAAGTTCTATGTTTGAAATTGTTGTACCTATTGATGTACTTAATTCTGTAAACTTTGTCTTTACATCAGCAAAAGTAGGAAGCTCTATATTTTTAATTTTTGTGCCAAAGTCGATAAACCTTGTCTTTATATCATCAAATGAAGGTAGTTTTAATTTAGTACCTAATTCTGCAAATTTAGATTTTACATCAGCAAAAGTTGGAAGTTCTATATTTGAAATTGTTGTACCTATTGATGTACCTAATTCTGTAAATTTAGTTTTTACATCAGCAAAAGTTGGTAATTCTATATTTTTAATTTTTGCGCCAAAGTCGGTAACCTTAGTTTTTAGATCAGCAAAAGATGGAATTGTTATTCCAGTGAAGCTTAAAAATGATGTTTTCATTTCTGCAAATTTAGATTTTACATCAGCAAAAGTTGGAAGTTCCATACCTGTAATTTCTTCAAATTTCTTTTTAGCCTTAACACCCACTTCAGTTATTTTAGTTTGAATTTCTGTAAATGTAGGAATTTTCAAACCAGTAATATCTTCAAATCCTGTTTTCAGAGCAGATAGTTTAGTCTTTAAACCTGCACCAATATTACCAAGAGTTGCTTTAACATCTATACCAGTAATATTCTTAAAAGAATCATTGATAGCAGTTGCGTTAGTTGTCAATGCATCTTTAATACCACTGAAAGAGATTTCTTTAGGAAAGGTTAGATTCTTTAATGGAGATAGTTTAGTGGTTAAATCTTTACCAATAGTACTAAGAGATGCTTTAACATCTGCAAAAGATGGTAGTTCTACACCTGTAATTTCTGTAAATTTATCCGATATTTTTCCTGCAGCATCAGATACAGAAGTTGTTATCTTGTCCTTAACAGCAAGTAAAGTTCCTTTGGGGTCTTTCATAAAAGTTTTAATTCCTGTGTATATACCTACCCATGCACCTTTATATATGTTCCAAGCTTTAGTCGCTCCAGCTTTTATACCATCTATACCTTTTTGGAATGTTTCTTGTGATACAAGCCCAAAGGTTAATCCAGATGCAGCACCTGCTATACCAGCCTCAACAGCTTTGCCTATTTTACCAGACTTCTTATACTCCTCAATACCAGCAGTCATACCATCAAAGATACCCATTGCAGCGGTTACTGCAAGCCCAATGCCAGGAATAAATTTAGCACCAGTTGCTAGGCCACGAAGTCCTATCTTTGCAAGTGGTGCAACACCCCTAATTAGTCCGCGAGAAGCTTTTGCAACTCCCTTAGCACCTTTAGATACTCCGCGAGATAACGGGCCTGTTGTAACTTTTTTACCAGTTATTCTTCTTGTTATTGCACTGATCCCTTTAGAGAACAACTTGACGCCACCTATTAAACCTTTAGCTGCTAGTCTAAGAAGTTTTAAAGATTTTAAAGGATTTAGTAATGCAGTAATGGCAATTAAACCTAAAATAAACTTACTAGATTTACCAGTAAACATTGCTGTAAAAGTTGCCCAACTTGGGTCTACTATAAAATCTGCAAATTTACCAATAAAATCTGATATAGATTCGACAAATCCTTTAAGTATTTTTGCTAACGCTGGAATTATTTTATCTTTTAACTTTTTCCATGTGTCACTTTGTAGGAATGCCGCAAGGGCAGCTAGAGCTGCAACTGTACCTAGAGTACTAAGTATACCTTTTGCTGGCCCTGTAAGATTACCTAACTTATTTTTGAGGCCTTTGAATCCTTTGGCTAAAATAGAGCCTGGGCCAAGAAACTCGCTAAATCTATCATCTCTCAGCTGTTTTTCTTCTGTTTTAATTTCTTCTCTGGCTGCTTTCCCTTGTGCACCTTGTTTTCTAAGAGCTAGTTCTTCTTTCCTAACAGTTAATTGTCCAATTCTATATTCTTTATTATCTGTTGCTACACCACCTGCTGCCTCTATTTCAGCTTTCTGTAATTCTAGTGCATCTTTTTGAATTTCAATAGCACGTTTTCCTGTTCCAACTTTAGCTGCAGCATCATTTCTTTCCTGTTGGAGTTGTGCCTTTTCTTCTTCTAACTTTAAAGTTTTAGTTGCATTTGCTGTCTTTAATTCTTTTCCAATTTCCATAAAACGTACAGAAGTTTCATTGAATTTTATCTGATCTTCTCTTGCTCTTTTTTCATCTGCAGCTGCTTGTGCTACAGCAAGACTACCAATTACGTCTTTAAAGTCTTTTTTAGATGCTGGTTTTTCCTCGGCCATATTAGTTTACCTATTTTGTTTTCTTGACCTGTATTGAGTCATTTTTCTTTGCGGCAATAGCTTCTTTACCATAGAATGCTGCAACAATAGCAGCAACTGATACAAAATACACAGCAGCCATATCTCCAAGAATGCTTGCAGCTTTATCTAAACCAAACCAAACAGCTATCACAACTGCAAATGGATATAGCAACATTCCACTAAGAGCAAACCAAGCCATATTACGCTGAGCGTCTTGTTTCTTATCTTCATTCTCCATATCACTACGCATATCTTCTAATTCAAGCATTCTTTGTTCACTCATCATCTCCTCATCACTTACAATTCCATCGCCATCTTTATCCAAATGTGCATATTTAGAATCTTTAGATAACTTTTTCTGTACAGCCATGACCTGCTCCTTTACGTTTTATTTTTTGCGTTTTCTCGTTCTATTCTTTCATTTTCTTCACGAATATGTTGTTGTAACAATCCTGTGTATATTTCCCTTTCAAATGGTATCATATTTTCTAACTCTGTTAAACTATATTTATGATGTTGCATCATTGCAAAGTTAGTTTTATAATAATTAAATAGATTATCATGTGAAAGGCTTATGCTAAAAAACTGTCTAAGCCCTCCAACACTACTTCACCTGTTTTCTTTGTTTTTGGATTTGTAACAGATATTGTGTGGCGAAGTTTTGGCATTGTTTTAAAGAAATCCATCAGAGATTCAAATTGTCCAGTATTTAAATTATCAACAAACTCTTCAATTTCTTTTGCAGTCATATCAACTTTATTGTAAACAGTATCACCATCATGTATTTCCCATATACATGATTTTAAAAGTCCAAACACATTATCAACTTCCTTGTTAGTTCCACCCATGTTTCTCATATCATTTAAAACTGGATATTTCATAACTATTTTGATAGCATCTGTAATCTTAATTTCATTTGAATGATCGTCAGTCATTTGCACTGAAATTTCATCTAGTTTAACATTAACATCAACAAAAGTTTTTTCATCATCTGGACATTTAATTTTTAGATCTGCCGATTCACCCACAGATTTAGCTCGTAGTTGTAAAAAAACATATTCTACATCAAATAGTGGAGAGTTTTTTGCATCAACTACACCATCTGTACACGCATAAATTATTTTTGCAATAGCATCAGTAATTTCAGTTTCATTGTCGCTTTCTTGTGCCATCATTAGTATTTTTTGTTCTTTAACTAAAAATGGTCTAAATTTAATTTTCCCCCCAGTTGATGGTAGTTCCAATTCATATTGTGGGGTATTGAGTTTAGGTAGTGCCATAATTTTTCATCCTTTAAAATGCTAAGTTTCTAGTTACCGCGGTAACTAATCCAGTATTAATTTGTGTTGATCTTATTTCAGTCAACGGTCTTGGATAATTTTCTTCATCTGTAAGAGATAACCAATACCTGTAGGCCCATGTTACATTAACTTTTTGCAAATCGCCTGCTCCTTGAGTTACTGCCATTTGGTCTATTGTCTTTGGATAACATTCTAATAGTTTTACACCATACCGTCTGTTATCCTGTTCATCTAATTGGTAAAGTCTTATTTCACCAACATAATTATAATAATATCCTATGGAAAAGTCTTGAGGGCTGTATGCAAGCCTCTGCCACGTATCAAAAAACTGTTTTTCTTTCATGTCTGATGAAAGTCTGAAAGTAGAAGACACATCACCAAAGGTGTATCCATCTACCATTTCTCTTTCAGGCCCATATAAATTTGAATCTGGTGTAGTGGTTAGATTACGGCCAGGAAAAGAGAAAGCCTCACACATAAGACCAGTTCTTCTAGTAACACCTTCACCAGTATTTGAACCCATAATTGAAGCAAAGACATTGCCGACACTACCACCCCTATTTCCTGTGGGTGGAGTTATCACTATTTCCCAACGATTGGTTTTTGCAAATCCATCTTTTGAACGAAACTCAGCGAACGCTTCATCTAAAGCGGCCGATGCAGTTTTTTCAATTATTCCTGCTAGTATTGGGGCTGCCATTATATCATCTTCCTACTATCTTTGTAAACCTCAGCCTGAGCACCATTCTTCCATCTTGCGATGGGTAGAAGAGCAGCTACTGTAAACTCATCAGCATCAACTCTACGAAATCTTGTCTTAACTCTTCCTGCTAGATACCTCTTGAGGGTTGGTTTAATTTCTCTTATATTTTTTAGTTGTGAATAGTTTGCTTTAATTACTGTACTTTCATCAAACTTGGTATTGTTACTAAAATCTACTATGCGATCTAACAACTTCAATCTTAAAGGTATAGGTAAGTAGTGAAAGTTAATTCCTAAAAATCCATCTGGATAATTTTCTATCGGTAATACTAATGGAAATGTATCATAGTATGGTAATGTCTTTCTTCCTTTAGGATCATAGAAAAACATATTTATCCTACCATAATGTGGTGTGCGTGATTGTTTACCATCACGAATTAAATCCATAGCCCCTGGCTGACCAAATTCTTTGATTTTATCCCGATACCATGCAGTAGATTTTGGTCTACCGCCTGATGCTTTTACTACGCTTTGTATAAATTTACTTTGTGCCATAATACTATTTATACTTTATATTAAGGTGATCTTCAG